AAGCGTGGTGATACAGGTCCATCACTGGCAGAACAGATGATTGCAGAGGGTTGTAGGTGGAGGCCAGCGGATAGAAGTGCTGGAAGTAGGGTGTCTGGTAAGAATGAGCTGCATAGGCGCTTTCAACTAGACCCCTTTACAGAACAACCAAGGCTAGTTATAACAAGCAACTGTGTAAATACAATTGCTCAGCTTCCCATCATACCTTTGGATAAGAGAAATCCAGAAGATATAGATACTAAAGCAGAAGATCACTTGTATGATGCTATTCGTTATGGTGTGATGAGTAGGCCACGCAGTAGTTTGTTCGATTATAATCCATTAACCTCTGGTGGTTCTGGAATGAAGATGGCAGATCCCACATTTGGGTATTAAAGGGTATTTATGGCGCAGAATAATTTTATGGATGATAAGTCTATTAGTTTAGGTGATAAAAAAGAGGGAGAAGCTGCTCCTTTTATTGGCGATTCTTTATTAACATTCCTAGATGAAAGATATACAAGGTCTGAAGAGAGTCGCAGACGGGATGAACAGCGTTGGTTGAGAGCTTATAGAAACTATCGTGGTATCTATGGGCAAGATGTTAAATTTACTGAGACAGAGAAGAGCCGTGTATTTATTAAAGTGACAAAGACTAAGGTGCTTGCAGCATACGGTCAAATCACTGATGTGTTATTTGCTAATAATAAGTTTCCTCTTAGCGTTGATCCTACTGTATTGCCAGAAGGTGTAGTAGATACAGCACATATTGATCCTAAAGCACCAGAAGGTGCTGAGCCTGAGATGACTTCTCCTTTTGGTTATAAAGGAGATGGTAAAGATTTCCCCCCCGGCTCTACATTAACATCTTTGATGGAACGTCTTGGTCCATTGACAGATCAACTTAAAAATACTAAAGATTTAAAAGAAGGTCCGGGTGTAACTCCTTCATCCATTACATTCCATCCTGCTATGGTGGCTGCTAAGAAGATGGAGAAGAAGATACATGACCAGTTGGATGAGAGTGGTGCTAATAAGATCTTCGCTCTACAGCTTTTGAGATGGCTTTGTTTGGTACGGGCATTATGAAAGGCCCATTTGCTAAGACTAAAGAATATCCAAACTGGGATGAAGAAGGTGTGTATCAACCAGAGATGAAGACAGTACCAGAGACATCACATGTTTCTATTTGGAACTTCTATCCTGATCCTGATGCTTCTAACATGGAAGAGGCTCAATATATTATTGAGCGTCATAAGCTTAGCTCTACACAGTTGAGGGCTTTGAAGAATCGGCCTATGTTTAGAGCCAGTGTTATTGAAGAAGTAATTGAAGCAGGTTCTTCTTATAGTAAAAAATACTGGGAAGATGACTTAAGAGACTATGCTCCTAACTTTGGCATAGACAGATTTGAAGTTTTGGAATATTGGGGTAATGTTGATATTGAGCTGCTTAATAAAAATGACATTGATATTCCAAAAGAATTAGAAGACTATAAAGAGCTTCAAGCTAATGTATGGTTTTGTAATGGTAGTATTATTCGGTTAGTATTAAATCCTTTTAAGCCCGCCAACATTCCGTACTATGCTGCTCCTTGCGAATTAAACCCCTACTCTCTATTTGGCATTGGTGTCGCTGAAAACATGGATGACACCCAGACCCTCATGAATGGTTTTATGCGTATGGCAGTGGACAATGCGGTGTTGTCGGGCAACCTTGTATTTGAAGTTGATGAAACCAACCTTGTTCCGGGACAGGATATGTCTGTCTATCCGGGTAAAGTGTTTAGACGACAGGGTGGTGCTCCCGGTCAAAGCTTGTTTGGAACTAAGTTTCCTAACGTAGCTGCTGAGAACTTACAGCTCTTTGATAAAGCAAGACAACTTGCTGATGAATCTACAGGTATACCTTCTTTTGCTCATGGTCAAACAGGTGTTAGTGGCGTAGGTAGGACAGCTTCTGGCATTTCTATGTTAATGAATGCTGCTGCAGGTAGTGTTAAAACAATCATTAAGAACGTAGATGATTATTTGTTAGCCCCATTGGGTAAAGCTTTCTTTAGTTTCAATATGCAATTTGACTTTGATAAATCTATCAAAGGAGATTTGGAAGTTACAGCTAGAGGAACAGAGAGCTTGATGGCTAATGAGGTGAGGAGCCAGCGATTGATGCAGTTCTTGCAGATTGCTAGCTCTCCAGCATTGATGCCTTTTGCTAAGTTTCCATACATCATTCGTGAAATTGCTAAGAGTATGGAGCTAGATCCAGACAAGGTTACTAACAATATGGATGAGGCTATGCGTCAAGCTTTGCTGATGCAGCAAGCTACAGCTCCTGCTCCTGTTGCTCCTGCAGAAGGCGCTCCTCCAGTGGGTGGTCCTCCTCCAGTGTCTGATATGACTGGTGGTGGTGGTGGTAATATTGGTATTGGTGCAGCACCAACGCCACAAGAACAAGGATTTGCTGGTAATGTCCAAGCCATACCTCCCCAAGCTTAAAGGCTTTGTAAATACTAACGCTACATGGGAAGCGTTCTTAGATTTGTTAGATGCTGAGATTGCTCAGCAGCATAAAAATTTAGAACAAGCTGTCGATGTTCGTGAAATTGGAAAGGCTCAAGGAGCCGTTGCTGCTTTACGCAGACTAAAACATCTAAAGGATGAAGTTAATGTACAACAATGATACAGAAAAGCTGTTTGCTGAGGGCGGTATGAAGGATGAAGGAGGCACAGTAGATCCTGTGTCAGGTAATGATGTACCTGTTGGGTCTTTGCAGAATGAAGTTAGAGATGATATTCCTGCAAAGCTTAGCGAAGGTGAGTTTGTTATTCCTGCTGATGTTGTTAGATATATTGGTCTTGAAAGATTGATGAAGCTTCGTGATGAAGCTAAGCAGGGACTCAATCGAATGGATGAGATTGGTCAGATGGGTAATGCAGATCAAGTGGATAATCCAGAAGAATTGCATGGTGATAAATTCAGTAGTGAAATTGATAACATTATTTCTGAAGTGGATAGTGAAGATGGTGAACAAAACTTTGCTGCTGGTGGTGTTGTTAAAGTACCAGAAGCTAGTAAAGACATCTTAGCTAAATACAACATTCAAAGAACAGCCATTACAAATCCAGCAAATGATGTACGTCTTTTAAAGAATGCTGCTGGTGATTCTTTATACATGACTTATTTCAATGGTAAGCCTTCTGGAAGGATACCTGAAGGATACTCTGTTACTGATGCAAATCCAGCAAGTAGGCTTACAGGAACAAAAACTACTTCCACTGCTACAGGTGTTTCTAATCCAACAGGAGTTGTTTCTGGAACTGTTGGAGGAAAGATAGGAGATAATGTTATTACTTCAACAAGTATTCCAACTAACATACCAATTGTAGATACTAATACAGCTACAACTACTACATCTACTTCTGCCACTAAGCCAGATGATACAGTATCGTCTACTGCTCCTAATGCAGGATTTATTGGTGACAGAGGACAGGGTGTTAATTCTTATGGTGGTTCTATTACAGCTACAGATACAGGTGCTGTTAGTACAGGCGTTGGTGGATTTACATTAAATCCTGATGGAAGTGTTACAGCTAATACTGTTGATAAAGCAACAATGCTTGTTGCTGGTTTTGTTAATCCTTTTTTAGGTATAGCAGCTAGAGTTAATAATTCTTTTGCTACTAGTTCAGCTAAAGATTTTACTGCTTCAATTGCTGATACAGGCGGTACTAATATTAATCCTAATACTTCTGCAGCTACGGCTGGTCCTACATCTGTTGGGGGTACTGGAGGAACGGCTGCAACTGCTGCTGCTTTAGCTGCTTCTGATGCTTCCAGTAAAGGAATGAGTGATGCTGCTATTGGTGCAGCAAGTCAAGCCGCTGCTGCTGCTATTGTTAAAGGAGGCTCTGCTTCTGATGCTGCTCAAGCAGGTAGTGAAGCTGCACGAAGCCAAGCAAACTACGAAAGCGAAGTTACACAGCCAACTGATACGCAACCTCAAACAGTTTCAACTGTAAACACTACTGATACTACAACGAATGTTCAACCAAAAGAAACGCCCATTGGTAATATTGATACCACTGTAGGTTCTGGAAATGATGGTGGTGATAATGGCGCTGGTGATGGTGGGATTAGTGGCGGTGGTAGTGGTGGTGAAGCAGGTGGTGATATAGGAGGAAGTACTGACGTTGGTGGTGATACTGGAAGTAGCAGTGCAGGTGAATTCACTAGCACTGGAAGTATGACTGCAGTGGATGGTTTTGGTGGATCTTTTGCAGCTAAACCTATGGAAAAATTATCTGCTGGCGTTGAAGAAATGGCTAAAGGTGGTTTAGTTTCTAAGCGTGTTAAAAAAATAACATCTGCTCAAAAAATAGGCATTGCTTCTAGAAAATAATATTATATAATTAGCATACTCAAGCCAGAGGTGGGCTGGTGAGTATCAACAATTTCCCACCATATGGCTACCTATCTCCCTGCATATGCAGCTACAGTTAGCCCCAACTTTAAAGGTAAATATGACAGAAGCAATGATTAATCAGAACCAACAGGCTCAAGCGTTCTCTCCATTTGGTAAGCGTAATGCTAACAAAGATCGTATTGAACAAGAAGAGGCAGAGTTGAAACAATTATCTGAAGATAAGAACACCCAACAAGAATCACAAGATGGTGAAGAAAGTTCTTTAAGCGGAGAAGAGAAAAGTTTTAAGAAGCGTTATGGTGATCTTCGCAGACATTCTCAGCAACAGCAAACAACTTTACAAAAGCAAATTGATGAGCTTCGTTCACAGCTACAACAAAGCACAGAGAAACAGATTAAGCTTCCTAAGAGCGAAGAAGAGTTGAATGAGTGGGTTAAAACCTATCCTGATGTTGCAAAGATTGTAGAAACAATTGCAATTAAAAAGGCTAAGGAGCAAACTCAGGCATTGGATGAACGATTCAAACAACTTGATGAGCGTGAGAATCAGACAGCTAAAGATAAAGCAGAAGCTGAATTGACTCGTTTGCATCCAGACTTTGATGTTATTCGTGATGATGATGATTTCCATAGCTGGGTTGAAGAACAACCAAAGTGGGTGCAAGATGCTTTGTATGATAATGATAGTGATGCTAAGGCCGCTGCTCGTGCTATCGACTTGTATAAAGCTGATAAGGGTATTAAGACTAAAAAAGCTACATCAGATAAGGGTGCTGCTGAGAGTGTTAATGCTAGAGGAAGTCGTTCTGCACCTACAGGCGAAAGCAAAGATGGTGTTTTTTATGAGTCACAGGTAAATAAAATGTCTACTTTTGAATATGAAAAAAATCAAGAAGCTATTGCTAAAGCATTACAATCAGGTAAGTTTGTATACGATATTAGCGGTAGTGCTCGTTAAGTATTGACAAAACTGAAACAACTGGTATAACTTTAAGCAGGACTAGGTATCTAGTCTTGCTTCTATGGGCCGTAACAATGCTAGCTACCCTACCCTATAGATGAGTTATCTGTCACGCAAAACAATAAACTGTCAGAACAACCTGAAGTTTGTTGGCCTGTATAGACAAGTGGAGGCATCCCTGTTCTATACACACCCATCAAATACAGCCTCTGTGGTGATGTTCAGCGTATTTAATTATATGCCTAACACATATCTAGGAGGATATTAAAATGGCCTTTCCAAAAGCAGTTGGCTATGGAAATTTACCCAATGGTAATTTTTCACCAGTCATCTATTCCAAGCAAGTACAACTTGCATTCCGTAAAGCGTCTACTGTTGAAGACATCACCAATAATGATTACTTTGGTGAAATTGCAAACATGGGCGACAGTGTCAAAATCATTAAAGAACCTGAAGTGTCTGTCCAGAGCTATGCTCGTGGTACACAGATCACTGCTCAAGATCTGAATGATGAAGACTTCACTTTGGTTGTTGACCAAGCTAACTACTACGCTTTCAAGATTGATGACATCGAAGCAGCTCACTCACATGTGAACTTCATGCAGATGGCTTCTGATCGTGCAGCGTATCGTTTGCGTGATCAGTATGACCAAGATGTATTGGGTTATCTCTCTGGCTTCTCACAAGCTACTAAGCATGCAAATGCTGGTACAGCTCGTACAACTTATCCCGGAACTAAAGCTTTGACTGAAGCTGGTTCTGATGAGTTGTTGAGCACTATGAAGCTGATCAAGGGTAGCTTTGGTAACATCACTACAGCTTCTGCTGGTGATCATTCCATTCCTTTGGCTCCTCGCCTCCCCGGTGCAACAGCTTTCCCTACTGCTACAGCTTCACCTTTAGCTGTTATTGCTCGTATGGGTCGCTTGTTGGATCAACAGTTTGTTGACTCCGCTGGTCGTTGGTTGGTGGTTGATCCTGTGTTCATCGAAATGTTGAAGGACGAAGACAGCCGTTTGTTGAGTACTGACTTTGGTGGTTCTGGTTTGCAGAACGGCTTGGTCATTAACAACTTGCATGGCTTCCGTGTTTATGTTTCTAACAACCTGCCAAAAATTGGTACTGGTGCTGGTACTTCAGGTACTGCTAACCAGAACTCCAACTATGGTGTGATTGTTGGTGGTCATGACTCTGCTGTTGCAACTGCTCAGCAAATCACTAAGACCGAGACATATCGTGATCCCGACAGCTTCGCTGACATCGTGCGTGGTATGCATCTTTATGGTCGCAAAATCTTGCGCCCTGAAGGTGTTGTCACTGCTAAATACAACGCTGCTTAAGGAGAAACTAAATGGCAACTATTACTACTCTCTCGAATGCCGTTGGCGCTGGTACACAACCAAGCCGTGCTCTTCGCAACATGCCTTATGTTGTGGAAAACACAATCAACTTGGCTAGTGCTGTAACAGCTAAAGGTTCTGCCTTGGCTGCTGCTGACGTTATCGAAGCTCTTCAGATTCCTGCACAATCTATTGTGTTGGCTGCTGGCTTTGAAATCACTGGTGCTGTAACAGGTAGCTGTACAGTGAGCTTGGGTGTTACTGGTGTAACAGCCGCTGCTTATGTGTCTGCCTTTGGTGTGACTGGTTCTCTTGCTGTGGGTGATTATGCAACACCAGCCACTGCCGGATATCCTATCGTAACTAAAGCTGCTGATACATTGGACTTGCTGTTGGTTACTGAAACCACCACATTGAGCGCTGGTTCCATCCGTGTCTTTGCTGTCATCGTTGATGCACAAGACCGTGTTGGTCCTGCTTCTGTGGACCGTGAGCAACTGGCCTAATAGCTAGTTGATGTGGGAGGGGCTTAATCGCCTCTCCCATTTCTGTATGCTCTATTAGAGAGCGTTTTTAAAACTAAGAGGATTCTCTAATGGCTATTACATCTGCCCTTTGCACAAGCTTCAAAAAAGAATTGCTTGAGCGTAAACATGACTTTAATACTACAGGCGGTCATACATTTAAGATTGCTTTGTATACGTCTTCGGCTACCCTTGGTGCTACAACCACAGCTTATACAACCTCTAACGAAGTTGTAGGTACTGGTTACACTGCTGGTGGTACTACTTTAACAAACATTGATCCTACTAGTAGCGGTACTACAGCATTCATTGACTTTGTTGATGCTACTTGGACTAGTGCAACAATTACTGCTGCTGGTGCTTTGATTTATAATACTACTACAGATGGTGGAACAGGTACAACTAATGCTGTAGCTGTCATCTCTTTTGGTGGTGATAAGACATCTACCAATGGTGATTTTGTTGTTCAATTTCCTACACCAGACGCAAGCAACGCTATTGTTCGTATCGCATAAGGAGTCGTAGGTTATGGCTACGACAACCCGGTCAGGGGCAATATATGGCATTGGCACATACGGGACTTCTCGTTATGGTGTAAGCAATGTTTCATATGTACCAGATGGGGTGCAAGGCACAGCAACATCAGACGGTGGTGTTGTTATTAGAGGGAGTGCTAACCATGTAGTTGTTAGCTTAGTTGCTTCTGGTGCTGTTGGTGATGTAGGTATAGTTGGCAAAGCAGTAACTAGTGTTGTTGGTGTATCAGCAACTGGCTTTGTCAATGATGGCGTATCGTTTAGTTTAGCTTGTAGATTTGAAATTGGTAGTGTTAGTGCTACAGGCAGCGTAGGTGATGTCACTGTTGTTGCCAAAGCAGTTACTAGTTTAACTGGTGTAGAAGCTACTAGTAGTGTTGGTAGTGTTGATGTAGCTGCTAAGGCAGTTACATTACTAACAGGCGTAGAAGCCACAACAGCCATAGGCGCTGTAGAAGTTAGGTCGATTAATAGAATTCCTGTAGATGGAGTTGAAGCAACAGCATCAGTAGGTAGTGTTGTTGTAGTGGCAAAAGCCACAACAGATTTGATTGGTATTGAGGGTATAACTAGTTTAGGGGTTGTCTCTACATTAGCTAAAGCCTTAGTAGTCACATCTGGTTTAGAAGCCACAACATCCCTTGGTGATGTTGTTGTAGCTAATAATGCTATACCAACCTTTGATGGTGTGGAAGCTACAGGTGCTATAGGTACAGTTGCTGTTACAGTGACAGTGTTTGATTACGCTGCTGTAGCAAATCTTTATGATAGAAAACGCACTGTGTATGTTGAGAGACAAAGCACAGATAAAGAAAGAACAGTGTTGGTGTTAGCGGAGTCTCGTAGGGTATATGTTGATAGATATCCTACAGTGTATGACAGAACATCTTATGTGGCTACAGAGCCTAGACAGGTATATACAAATAGAAAATCCACTTCTGCTGAAAGAAGTGCTTTAGTGGAGTAGGAGTTTAATAATGTCTTTTCGTTGGCCCAATAAAGATCCTGATGAAATTTTAGACTATAGTGTAGACTGGTCTAGATTTTTAGATACAGCAACTATTAGTAGTTGTGTTTGGTATGTTGATAATAGCTCCGGTGTAAAGACAGCCATTACAGCAGGTAATACAGTTAATGGTATTCAGAATGTAGCACAAACTATCTCTGGTAGTATTACTACAATCAATCTTGGATTAGGTACTAACAATACTGAGTATAAGTTTTATTGTATAATTACAGATAACAGTGGTAATGTAGCTGAGCGAGTAATTCGTTTGCGTATTAAGGAACAATAAGAATGGCATACAATTATCTTGGACTGACTAACGAAGTTAATAGAAGGCTTAATGAAGTTGAGCTTACTTCTTCAAACTTTGCTACTGCTACTGGTTTCTATGCACACATCAAAGACGCTGTGAATGCTTCTATTAGAGATATCAATCATACTCACTATGAGTGGCCTTTCAATCATATACTTGCTCAAGAAACTTTAACAGTAGGAACAACTAGATATGCTTTCCCCACAGATGCTAGTACTGTTGACTTTGATAGTTTTCGCATAAGAGAAAATGCTACACTTTCCAATGCAACTGTTAGACTCACTGTTATTACATATGATGACTATTTACAAAGATTTGTAAATCAGGAATATTCTGCAGATAGTTCTAAGAGAAATGTTCCTTCTTATATATTTCAAGCCCCAAGTTTAGAATGGGGTGTTGTTCCTGCTCCTAATCAAGCATATGAAATTGATTATGAATACTATAGAATTCCTGTAGATCTTGTAAGTTCTACAGATGTTCCATCTATTCCAGAAAGATTTAAACAAGTAATTCTTGATGGTGCTATGTATCATGCTTATATGTTTAGAAGCAATGAACAAGCAGCTACGCTTGCTAAGACTAAATTTGATGAGGGTATTAAGAAGATGAGAATTCTTCTTATCAATAGATATGTGTATATGCAGTCTACTGCACTTACACAATCATCGTCTTTTGGTGGCTTTGGTGATAGGGTTAAATAATGGATGGATGGCAAACATATCCATTTGAATTCCGTGGTGGATTGATTTCAAATCTATCGCCTCTTCAACAAGGAACACAAGCTCCCGGTAGTGGAAGACTCATGAAGAATTTCGAGCCTTCTATTGATGGGGGCTATATGCGTATTGAAGGCTATAACAAATATGATAGCACTTTTGTTCCTGCTTATGGTGAGCCTAAAGTGCAGGGTAGTGGTCAGACTGGAACTACTTTAATAATCTCAAACATTCTCACTACCCCTATTGCGGGAGACACATTCACCATTGCTGGTGTGACAGGTACATACACCATTGCTGCTGCTGGTGTTTCATACAACTCAACTTATAAAGTTGCCACTGTCACATTAACCACTTCTATGGCTTCTAGCCCAGCAGATAAAGCAGCCATTACATTTACATCTCATACTGGACTGGTTAAAGGTATTTCAGCATGGGATGCTAAAGTTGTTTCTGTTAGAAACGCTGACATTTACACAACCACTGGCACAGGCTTTACCAAGATAAGTAAGCCCTATTATGGCACAGTGCTTGTTAATGGTGGAAGTCAGACAGGAAGTACTATTGCTATAGATGGACTGATTAAAGCTCCTCAAGTTGGAGACACATTTAGTATTGCTGGTGTTCAGAAAGTGTACACAGTATTAACTGTTCCCACCGTTACTTCCACTGCAGCCACTGTATCTATAAATCCAGCACTAGCTTCTAGTCCTGCCGATAATGCTGCCATCACTTGGCTATCTGCTGATAGGGCTAGTAATTCCAAGACACGATTTAGTAAGTATAGACTGAATAGCACTGAAAAAATTGTAGGGACGGATGGAACTAATTATCCATTCATTTATGATGGCACTACATTTAAAGTGTTATCAGACAAGACAACAGATATCTTAGGTGCTCAATTTGTTATTAGTCATAAGAATCAATTGTTCTTTGCTAAAAATGAAAACATTATATTCACTGCACCATATACCGATGATGACTTCACTGCTGCTGCTGGCTCTGGCATCATTAATGTTGGTGGAGTTATTACAGGAATTATTGTCTTTAGAGAAACACTAATAATCTTTACAGAGAAAACTATTAGTCAGCTTACTGGTACAACCATACAAGACTTCTCTCTACAGCCCATCACCAGAAATGTAGGGTGTGTATCTTCTGACACCATACAGGAAGTTGGTGGTGATGTTATGTTCTTGGGTCCAGATGGCTTAAGACTATTGGGAGCTACTGATCGTATTGAAGACTTTAACTTAGGTGTGGTATCTAAGTCTGTTCAAGCTGAAATGACTTCTTTGATTAGTGGTAATACAACTTTTACTAGTTGTGTTATTAAACAGAAGTCGCAATATAGAATATTTGGGTATAATGAAAATATTACTTCAGCCAATGCTAAAGGAATATTAGGTACACAGATGACTGGGGAAGCTTCTGGTGGTCTAGCATGGGCTGAACTAGTTGGATTTAAATGCTACGTTGCTGATGGTGATTATAAAAATCAAACAGAAACCATTGTATTTGCTAATAATGATGGATATGTTTATCAAATGGAGCAGGGCAACAGTTTTGATGGTTCAAATATTGTAGCTTCTTTTGCCACTCCATATGTCCCTATCAATGATTTTAGAGTTAGAAAGACTTTTTATAAACTTTACCTATATACAGATCCACAAGGATCTGTTACAACCTCAGTGAATTTAAAGCTTGATTTTGATGATCAGGGTTCTATTCAGCCATCAACAATTGTGCTGTCTAATAGCGCAGGTAGTGTAGGTTTTTATGGTAGCAGTGGTGCTAAGTATGGCACAACTGTTTATGGTGATAAATTAAAGAAGCAATTTCAAACACAAGTAATTGGTTCTGGGTTTTCTGTATCGTTACAATTTGTTTCTGATAGTCAAGATCCTCCATTTTCTCTGGACGCTGCAACGCTAGAGTATGCTACACATGATAGAAGATAAGGAATAGTTATGACGGGATATGTTCGTAAAGACACTACTAACAACATTGCTGATGGTAATGTAATTAATGCTGCCGACTTAGATGCTGAGTTTGATGGTGTACAAGCTGCGTTTAATGCTTCTACAGGACATAAACATGATGGCACAGCTAGTGAGGGAGCAACAATTAATGCTCTTGGTCCTACACAAGATGTAACTATTTCTGCCATTTT